CCCTAAATTAACAGACCATTAAAAGCCGTCAATTATTGAAGTAAAGGTTTTCGCGCGTATCCCTGCCTTTGTTATAAGCCAGATACCGCATTCCTTTTCGTACAGGTTTTTAATGAACAAATATAAACCAACGTTTTATATTTGCACACTATGTTAAGTAGGTATCACCTTTGCAGGTGATACCTATGATGGTTATTATTCTGGCATTTTACCGCCAAATTTTCTAACCATTCTCGCCAATGCGCGCTCGAAAGCCGCAAAATCGCGTTCTGATAATCTAGGGTAATCGTTCGAGCCGTTCGCTAAAAACGCAACGGCTAGAACGTCGGCTTTGTAGCCTGTAATTTGCTTATGAAGCGAGTCAATCGCATTGCCAACGGCTTCTAACGCTACGCTAGGTGCATCCGTTGCCGCAGATAACCATTCCGATAATTGTGCAATTTTTGCGGCATTAACAGCCGCTTTTGCGTTTACTTCTGCCGCATAGGTGTTTGCAGATGCAGAATCAAACTCTTTTGCTTCTGCCTCTTCAAAGGCTGAATCCCACAACTTGAGAGCCTCGCTCTCGTTGTTTCTCGCTTTATTTAGCGCATACTTGCGCCCTAATTTATTAGGCATATCGAAGTCAATCATGCGGATGACTTTTTCGAGCGTTTTTGTGTGGTCAATCGCTATCAACTCACGTGTTACATTTAACGCATTACTATCCCCATGCTCTAAAGCATGCTTAATACCTTGCGCGGCGAGGATTCGCAAGTCTTCTTTGTTCTGGCTATGACTAGCGATTAACAAGCGTACAGAAGCGGTAAGTGTTTTTGTAGTAATCATGATGGATTCCTTTACGCCTTATGGCGTTTGTTTGGTTACGTGATACGCTTGTGCGTATCGTTTTAATCAAGGCGTTTTGCCTTTGACGCTTTTAGTATTGCCGAATATGTGGCAACACGTCAAGAGGTATTCGCACTTTTTTCTTTTGTCGTTTGGCGTGTTTGCCTTGCGACGCTTTTAGTATTGCCGAATATGTGGCAACACGTCAAGGGGGTAAAGTGAAAATAAATAAAGGTATATATAACAACGGCTTAACTAACAACCGACGTTAATCATCGACGCATATTATATATAAGCATAAGCGAGCACAAGCAACGACACATAGAAAGCGAACAAAATCAACGGGTTAGCTAGGCATGGGCGGATATCAAGGCGCAATTTGAAGGCGGATATGCACACATAAAAGCCAATAAAATCAACGACTTACTGATTTTTTGAATTTGAAAATCGGAAAAGTGACACGCAGAAAGGGCGAATCGGGTTGATGCCCCCGCGTCGGTGGGACAGGGGGAGATAATCTACGCGCAAATTTCCCACAAATTCCGAACTCTTGACATACGGACCCCTACCCCGTAAACTACCAAAGCACTATTAGGAGACATAATGAAAGTACATCTGTCTACGGCAGAGAAAGTCGCTTTTATAATGCAGCAGGACGGCTACTCTCCGAACCATATTAAAGAAATAACGAGGGTAGGCATGTCACGCTTAGACCGAATCTCATCCCGCGCACGACGCCAGATCAATCGTGGTCTTGTCACTAACATGTTACTTGAGGCATACGAGAACGCAGACACCTCTTCAGAGATGGTAAACGCGGCTAAAGAGCTGGGTAAGCTGCATGGCTTGTACGCCCCAGAACAGACGGTGACGATACAAGGCACATTCGAGGAAGCACAGAAGCAGATCACATCTATGTCCAACGACGATCTACTACGACTTATTAATGATACCAGTGATGTGATTGAGGGGGAGCTGATCGATGACTGAAGAGTACAAAGAGCCGCCGAAACCCTTCGCCAATGAGGATAAAATGGCGCAGTTGGCCATCAGTGCCAAGCGCGAGATCGCCAGCCGTGAGTTGGCCAGACGCGATCTACTGCGTTTTGTAAAGAGGATGATGCCACTATACCAAGATAACTGGGTACACAGAGAATTGGCAGACGCGCTCATGCAGTTTTACGAGGACGTTAAGGCCAGAAAGTCCCCACGCTTGGTGATAGCGCTTCCGCCGAGGTTTGGCAAGACCGAGCTAGCATCTATACGTTTCCCAGCATGGGTTCTCGGTAACGACCCTACGCAAGAGATTGTATTGGCATCCTATGCCGCTAACTTATCCGACGAGATGTCTAAGAAGACTAGGGAAATCCTAAGAGACCCCGAATATAGCAACATATTCCCGGGGACAAAGCTACACAAAGATATGTCCAGTGTGGACGCATGGAAGACAACGCGGTACGGTGGATACACGTCGGTAGGTGTGGGTGGCGGTCTGACGGGTAAGGGGGCTTCGATTCTGGTAATCGATGATAGCCTAAAGGACCGTGCAGAGGCAGAATCTGAAACTGTAAAAAATGGTGTGTGGGATTGGTACCGCAGTGTAGCATACACACGGCTTACTCCAGGCGGTGGAGTGATCGTAATTGGAACGCGTTGGGCGAGCGACGATTTAACAGGACGTATCCTAGAGACAGCAGAGGAATCTGGAGAAAACTGGCGCATCATGTCCTATCCAGCGATAGCAGAAGAGGACGACGAGCATCGCAAAGTCGGCGAGGCGCTGCATCCAGCCCGTTATGACATTGACACACTAAATAGGATCAGGCGCACGCTTGGCGAGCGAGACTGGGCCAGTCTCTATCAACAACGCCCAGTACCGGACAGCGGTAACCTATTTAAGCGCGAGATGTTTCGCCCATACAAGGAGCACCCACCGTTAACGGACATGGGGCTTTTCTCGTGTTGGGACGTGTCTACAGGGCAAGGGGCCGACTATTCTGTTGGCATCGTAGCGGGTATAGACCGTAATTCCGATATATACGTGATTGATTTAGTGCGCGGACGGTTTTCGTCGCTAGAGCTTTGCGAGAAAATCCTAGAGACGCATGATAAGTACGGGCTACAAAGGACGGGCATAGAAATTGGGCAGATTAGTTCTACAATCGAACCGATACTAGATAAGATGATGTCTGAGCGTAAGAAGTATATTACCATAGACAAATTGAAACCAGGTCGAGCTAATAAAGTAGCGCGCGCGATGTCAATCATAGCGCGTATGGAACAGGGTAAAGTGTTGTTCCCTGTTAACGCGCCGTGGTTTAGTTATTACCAGACTGAGTTGATGAACTTCCCGGCCTACAAAAACGACGATTGCGTAGATTCCACTGCGTATATGGCTTATATGATGGACTTGGTTTATGCGCCACAGGAGGCGAAAGAGAAGCCTAAACCATCGTGGAAAGATCGACTTAAACGCCTAGGGGTGCGTGGCGGAACGACGCACATGAGCGCTTGATTTTTAGGATACGAAGCGGTTATAATAAACATGGGGCAAGCGGATTGCAAGCCGCGCTGAGAGTAGTGACTCAGCACGCCCCATTCCTCAACACCACTACTCATCACTGGAGATCATTATGGAAGTATGGAAACCCGTAGTAGGGCTAGAACATTCCCACGAAGTTAGTAACTTCGGCAACATCAGAACAATTCCACGCGAAATAACTCGCGCTAATAGGTGGGGCGGGGTGTCTCGGATCAGACTGCGCCAAAGAAACGTAAAACTACGCCACACCCATGATGGGTACCTTATAGGCAATCTAGCGCTAGATCACGCAAAAACACTAACAATCAAAGCTCATAGGGTAGTAGCACAAGCGTTCTTACCTAATCCAGACAATTTGCCAGAAGTTAACCACATAGATTGTGACAAGACTAATAATTCAGTAGAAAACCTAGAGTGGTGTACTAGCAAACAGAATAGGGCACACGCTGTAGCTACTGGTCTTCATGCGTGTGGAGAGCGTTCACCGCTCGCCAAACTAAAAGAAGTCGAAGTTAAGGAGATTCGCTATCTCCGCAAACTCGGTTTTAGTGGCGTTGATGTGGGCCGTTTGTACGGTATATCGCACAAGCTAGTAAGCCTAATCCATAAACGGCGCAAATGGAAACACGTAGCCGACTATTGACATATTAGTGGGCCGCGTGTTATAAAGGACATAATCAACCCTAGAGCCTAGAAATGGACGTAAACCAGAACGACTTTCCCACGAACCTAGACGAAGTAGCCGCTAACCAGATGGCGAGTTTCCGACGCGCATACGACGCAAAACACCAGAAATGGATGGCCGATGCTGATCGTTGTGAGTCGTTCTTCGCGGGGGAACAGTGGGATGAGGCCGACCTGAAAGAGTTGGCTGATACGAAACGTCCAGCCCTAACATTGAATCTAATTCGCCCTACGGTTTCTGCAATTCTCGGCCAGTATATCAACAAACGTGCATCGTTTAACATCAAACCACGCTCAGACGGCGACGACCAGATCGCAGATGTGCTCAATAAAGTTCTACTGCAAGTATGCGACCAAAACAACTTTGATCATGTCGAACGAATGGTTTTCACGGATGGCGTGGTATCTGACCGAGGATATTTTGACGTTCGCATGGACTATGACGAGGACCCGCAAGGGCTAATCTGTATTGAGTCCATCGACCCCCAAGAAGTTGTGGTAGACCCACAAGCCAAAGAATATGACCCAGACTCATGGCGCGAGGTGTACATTACCAAGTGGATGAGCAAGGACGACCTAAGCGTTCTGTATGGGGATGAGAAGGCGGAGGAAGCACGTCAAAACGCGCTAACCTCCGCCTTCGGTGTGAACTTCGTCGAATATACCCGTCGCAACACGTTCGGTGTTCCGGACTACGGCTTCCAATACGGTGCTGTACCAGCCGGCGATCGTGACGTGCGTCGTATCCGCGTGATCGAACGCCAATACTTCCGTATGGACACATACAAGGTAGCAGTTAACACCGCTACTGGCGAGGAGACACCGGTACCAGCAGACGCTACTCCGGAAGATATTGCGGCTTTTGAAGAACTGACCGGCAACCGTGTGATCACTAAAGAGGAACGCAAGGTCCGCTGGACGATCACGGCCGCCGGCGTTGTGCTCTTCGACGACTGGTCACCTTATAAGCATTTCACAGTTGTTCCTTATTTCCCTCAGTTCCGACGCGGTAAGCCGTTAGGCGTGGTGCGAGACCTACTAGACGCGCAGGAACAGGTCAACAAATTATCTAGTCAAGCCTTACACGTTGTTAACACCACAGCCAATAGTGGATGGATCATGGACGAGGGCGCAGTTACCAACATGACACCAGAGGAATTGGCGGCTAACGGCTCCAAGACTGGGCTGGTCGTCGTTAAGGTACCGAACAAAGAATTAACTAAGATTCAGCCTAACCAGATTCCTACGGGTCTGATGAATCTCGCGGCATCGTCACAGGATTTCTTGAAACGCATCAGCGGCATATCAGATTATATGGTGGGCGAAGGCAGCCCAGAAGTATCCGGTGTCGCCTTAGAGAGCCGCGTTAATCAGAACTTGACACAGCTACAGCCGATCTTTGATAGTTTAGACTACTCACGTACGCTTTTAGGCAAGCGCATAATCCGCCTTATTCAGACGTTCTACACAGATACACGCATCTTGCGTATCACAACTGATGAGGCTAATGCGGCACCGAATCAGCAACAACAGATAGCGATCAACCAACCTGACCCTGTTACTGGACGCATTATCAACGACCTGACAGTCGGTACCTATGACGTCGTGGTTTCATCACAGCCAAGCCGTGCTACGTTCGAGGACACACAGTTTGCCCAGGCCATTCAGTTGGTCCAAGCCGGCGTGCCTATCCCTCCAGACATCCTTGTTGAGCTATCTACTTTCTCTCGTAAGCACGAAGTGGCAGAGCGTATTCGTCAGCAGTTGGGTATGGGCCAACCTACGCCAGAACAACAGCAACAAGCGCAGATGCAACAGCAGATGCAGATGCAGCAGTTCCAGCTCGAGATGGGCAAACTGCAAGCACAGATTCAAGAATTACAGTCTCAAGCCCAACTTAACTTGGCTAAGGCACAGTCTGCACCTCTCGATGCCGCTATCAACTACAAAGGCACAGTGGCTAAGGCTCAGGCACAGTTGGCCACTGACCAAGGTAAGAACGAGACTAAGTTGGCGATTGCACGGCTCCAAGCAGAGGCTAACAAGTTACGCGCGAGCCAAGCACACATAGGCCGCTATGACCAGCAGCAGTCTAACATGGCAGGTACTTACTAGGACGCATGACAGAACTACAGACGGAAGAAGTAACCAAGCGCAAGCGTAAGAAACGACAAGTTCGACGCAAGGGAAACAGCAGGGTATGGGCCAAGTGGACAGTGCGCCAGAATATTGGACGCACGTTCCGCGCTATGAAAGTCCCACGTCCTAAACTCCCAGTCCGCGCCATTTTAGGCTACGACCATATTGAGTTCATGGAGCACGTAGAACGATCGTTCCACGACGGCATGTGTTGGGAGCTTATTGACGAAATTCACATAGACCACGTAATTCCATTGCGGTGGTTTATTGTGAACAAGATTCACCGCCCAGAGGTGATAAACGATTTGAGTAACCTTATGCCTATTTGGGCTAAGGATAACCTCAAAAAGAGCACAGCGCTTCCCGACAACTTCGAGGAGTTGCGTGACAGACTATTGATTAAACATGGTGGAGAATAATATGGACTGGATGACGGAAGAAGAAAATGCTATTAAAAATACGGACCCCGCAGCAGATGCTGGCACAGCGCCTGAGCCGGAGGTTGCACCAGAGGCAGAGGCACAAGAAGTGCCACAAAGCTCTGATAATACAGCACCCGTAGAGAGTACGCCAACGGATGGCCCACAAGCAGTCGTGGCAGAAGGCGAACCGTTGCCCGCAACAGATAATACACACGACACTCAGCCCACGGACACGGTGGCCGACCAGCGCATCCCTAAAGCGCGTTTCGACGAGGTAAACACGAAAAAGCGCGAAGCGGAAGAGCAAGCTAAACGCCTAGCAGAAGAAAACCGTCTGATGCGCGAAGCGTTACAGCAGTTGGCCGCCCCACAAGAGCCGCAGAAGCCGCAGGCACCTAGTGTAAAAGACCTGCGCAAACAGTACCATGCCGCCCTGTTAGAAGGCGATATGGACAAGGCCGAAGAACTGTCCGATGTTATGGACAACATTCGCCGCGCCGAGATCGAGCGAGAAATCCTCAGCCGTGCTATGCAAGAGACTCAACAGTATTCTACGGCGCAGCAGGAGCAGGCGCGCTTTAACCAGACCCTAAACAATGTGTTGGCTGACTTCCCGCAGTTCGTTGAAAATTCACCAGAGTACAACGAAGAAGCGACGATGCAAGCCTATGAGGTTGCTAAAGGCTTGATTGCCGCTGGCCACCCACAGGTTAACGCTATGCTTCGCGCCGTTGAGTTGACCACACGTGCGTATGGTATTCAACCAAAGAGCGCACAAGTTAACCAACCACCACAGGCCGCGCCAGCAGTTCCACAGACGGTCCAGCGCGCACCAACGACAGTGCAACAACCGCCTAGCTCACGTTCGGTAGGGTCGGCAGGCAAACCAGGTGCATTGCCAGACATTGCTAATATGAGCTATGAAGAGTATGAAAGCCTACCCAAGGACGTTATCGCTCGACTGAAAGGCATGTAACTTCCGTCCTTCCCCGTTAACAGACTAAAACCCTGCACTAGCGGGGTTTTTTATTTAGTCCGTTTATTGACAACTAGGATAGCTTATGTTATAAAGACAGTAATAGGAACTTCCTACGTATCGCCAAGGCACGCTGCGACCTTAAACAGCGTTAAAAAGAATAGATACCGTGCAAGTTCAAGAGGTCCTCACCCTCTCAAAAATAAGGTCTCTCTCGCGTTGCTGGCGCGTAAAAACAAAGCGAAAACGTGGCTTTTGTCCACACAAGTTTTTATTGTTTTTCCAAGCCAATCACATAAGGAGAACTTATTATGGCGAGTTTACCACTAATTGTTGGTACCGACTTCGGTGCGTTACCAGCTACGGCGTTACGTACATGGTCTTTTGACTTTTGGAAAGAAGTTCGTAACCAATCATTTGTAACCAACTTCTTAGGCTCAGGCCCTGACAGTATGATTCAACGCGTAAGCGAATTGAAGGCTACTAACAAGGGTAACCGCGCAGTAATCACATTAGTACCTAACCAAGTATCTGGTGGTGTGGCTGGTGACAACATGTTGCGTGGTAAGGAAGATACGATCACCACTCAAGAAATGGAAGTCGTGTTTGACCAGTACCGTATGGCTTATGCTAACAAAGGTCGTATGTCTGACCAAAAAGCGGTTGTAAAATTCCGTGAAGTTGCTAAAGACCATTTGGCGTACAACATGGCTAAGTTCGTTGACGAATTGTCGTTCCAGACTTTAGCGGGTATCCCTTACACGATGAACCTAGACGGCTCTGCGCGTACTGTCGGCGAAGCTAGTTTGTTAGAGTTCGCTTCCACTGTTACTGCACCTACTGCGTTACGTCGCCTTCGTTGGGACTTTGCGAACTCTAAGTTGGTTACTGCGGCTTCTACGGCTGATGTCACTACTAGCGACAAGATCACTTATAAAGCATTGGTTATGGCTAAGGCTCACATGGTATCTAAACGTATCAAAGGTATCCGTATCAATGGTAAAGAGACGTACCATGTGTTCATCGACCCTATCTCTATGGCTAACTTGAAGTTAGACCCAGATTTCTTGGCTAACTTACGCGCTGCGGCAGCGGCAGTAGGTCGTGACAGTGAAATCTTCAAAGGCGGTATCCCTACAGTAGATGGATTGGTTGTACACGAAACAGTCTATGCTCCAACTACTTTGGGCGCTGCTAGTGGTTCAAAATTTGGCTCTGACGGCAAGGTCGAAGGTGCTTATGTTCTGATCTGTGGTGCACAAGCGTTAGCGTTCGCGGACATCGATGCTCCATATTGGGAAGAAGAAAAACAGGACTACGGCAACAACTTCGGTGTGTCTATCGGTAAGATGTTTGGTATGCGTAAGCCTGTATTTACAAGCACGTATTCCCACACTAGCGAAGACTTCGGTGTGTCTGTAATGTATGTCGCGTTAGGAATCTAATCGACACCCACCTTACCCCCTAGCGATAGGGGGTATTGCCATAACGAACTTATGGTAATACCTCTTAAAGGAAGAATCACATGGCATTAGTAACCGCTCCAGTGGAAGTGAGTGTATCTCTAGGTCTTATGACTGTAGTCATTGGACCGACACCTACAGAAATCCCTGACAGCATTTTGGACACCGCGCTTGCAGCAGGCGCTACAGCAGTACAGGCCAAAAAGCCGCAAAGCAAGCCACAGGCGACAACGACTGACGCGGAGTAGGGTTATGGGTTTTTTCGATAGTATTTCGTGTACACCAGGCAATAGAGGCTCTGACTAATGGCCGACATCAATCAGCTCCTAACACGTGTCTTACTGGTGGCTAAACAGGCGCCAGACTTCGTTGTGGAGAACGCTCTGTTTGATGCGGTTCAGACTCTTTGCATCGAAGCAGAGGTGTGGCAGGTAAACACACAGATCGGTGTGTCGCCTAGCAATAACGAGATACTGTTAAGCCCGCCTACAGGCGCTGTCGCTGTACGCACAGCATGGGTGACGTTGTCTACTAGGAAGCTAGACCCCATGCCGGACGATGTTTTCGCTATTCAGCCGGCGGTAGACGCCGGAACGCCGCGTGTGTATAACCAAGTAAGCGGCAACATTCTCGTGGTGTATCCCGCACCGGCCATCCCGGAGACAGGGCTCGCGCGCATTGTTTGCGCGATGGCGGCTAATACTTCTACCATTCCAGACGATGTTTTCGCGCTCTACCGAGACACCATCGTAGACGGCGCCTTATCCCGCGTACTCGCAGCCCCGACAGACTTCGGCGAACCTAAGTTAGCATCGTATTACGAAAATCGTTGGTTGGCCGGACTTAATTACGCTAAGGGTCGCGTAAAACGGCCTAAGAACAATGGCGCATTAGTAGCGACCTACGGAGGTTATTGATAATGCCTACTAGACCAAACGCAAAACAACAGTGGCAGCCTACCGACATATCGGACCGCATGGACGCAATGGCAATGAGATATGCCCAATCCGCCATGAATGGGGGCACACCCAACATAGCATCTTATGCTAATGCGTATAACCAACTGCGCGAAGCTAACCCAGATCAGTTTTATGACAAGATGCGTCAGCCTACCGCTGTGCTTGAGAAAGTGCTGAATGACGTGCAGTTCGAGGACAGTTCTCCATTGGCGAGGTTAGCTGACCTGGCACGCCTAACCGCTGAACACACCGACAACAGAAACCCAGGGGCGAAAGAAGCAGCGCTGGAGAGAGCACAACAACTCAAGGCAGACCTACCATATAAAGTACGAGTAATCCCGACACCACCAATCAACGTCGCTGGTTCTGTCATGAAGAATCCGAGAACTGGTGTCCCCGAGTCTTTTAATATCTATACGGGATCGATGGATATCTTCAAGGAACCAGAGAAGGCCTTAGAGCACACGTTAGCGCATGAGGGAGCCCATTACTACGGGCTAGACAGGCCTGCTATCCGCAGATTCCCACTCGGTAGAGCTGAGACAGAGGCAACGGCCGATGGCATGGCTAGGGAACTACTGTCACGAGCGGGCATACGTGTTAATGAGCATTATGGTTCTTCTGAGTCCGTCGGCGATGGATATTTCGATAGTATGCTTTCAGATTTATACGCTTACAACACGGCGAACCTAGACGACACCGCGCGCACACCGGCCGGAAGATATATAGATACTCTAGACTCACTCCACGAGAACCAAAGCCTCGGAACGATCGATAGGTTGAAAAAAATGATACACGGGTATAAGGGACGATGATCTATAGCCTAACACCTAACCACCTAGTCGCCACAGCCGACTTCGCCATCACCGGACCACACTCCGACTTATTGTATGAGGGGTTAGCTTCCGTAAACGCGCATTCCGGTAATTCGTTGGACGTCCAAACGGTGATAACCCACGCTATAGATGGGCGCTTGCGCAACTTAGTCGTGTTGGCTGATGGTACCCCTGTAGGCTTCGTTCTATACCACGTCACTAAGTCACCATACGACACCTTTACGGCCATGCACATTATTGCAATGTATATGGCGCGGAAGCACGTGACCGCTACCGACGCATTGATAGATTTCTTGAAGGCCATTGCACCACAACTAGGCGCACAGAATATCGTCGGCATATCGCGCCGTAAAGGTTGGGCACGCCGTATGAAGCCAGATACGTTATTAAATTTAGGAGTATGGGATGTCTAAAGGTTCAGCCCCACCACCGCCACAGGAAAGCCAATACAATAAGACGTTGGCTAATATAGCCAATCAGCGATGGGACGACTACCTAACACGTTTTCAGCCTAATGAAATTGCGTACCGTAACGCAGTTGAACGTCTTAACTCAGATGACGCATATGCAGGGGCTATGTCGAAAGGCTTGGCACAGGCGGGGCAGCAGACAGGGGCAGCAGCACAAAACGCAGTGCTTAATATGGCACGGGGGGGAAGCGCATCACAACTAATGGCGTTGGGTAGCGCAGGGGCTAATGCAGCAGCAGACGCTGCTTTTGGCGGGTACGGTGCTCAACGCGCTAACTACCTGAATCAGGCGCAAGGCGTGGCTAAGTTAGGCACAGGGCAGATTGACGGTTCCCTTGGAGCGTTTAAGTCAATAGCAGATACCGACACTTCTCGCATCAACAGCAATTATGCGCAGCAGGTAGGTTTTAACGTTGCACAACAGAACGCCAATTCATCCCTACTGAATGACCTAAGTAAACTTGGGCTCCAGTATAAGATGTCTGGCGGCAAGCTGCCGTTTAGTTTTGGTTCTGGTTATACTACGACTACTACCATGCTTGAGCCTGATTGGAACGCGATGGGCAGACTACCAGCGGGTGTAAGTGGATATACAGGGAGTAATTGGTAATGAGTAAAGGCAGCGCACCACCGCCAATTCAAGAGAGCCAATACAGCAAAACAATGGCGGACATTGCCCAGAAGCAGTACGATTACTATAATGCAAATTATAGACCGTTCGAGGATAACCTATTAGCACAGGCAAACCAATCTCCGCTGGCGAATATTAGTAAAGTACAGGACATGTTCAGCGCTGGCAACGCTATGCAGTCAGGTATACAAGATAGAGCGATGCAGCGTTACGGCGTAGGGCTTATGCCAGGGCAGCAGGTTGACCGGTCTCGGTTAGCAGGACTGAATACAGCAGCAGCAACATCTAAAGGCGTAACTGATTTTGCCAACAACGCCATTAACCAGAACATGGCACTAAAAGGCCAGCTAGCAGGCGTAGGTTTAGGCATGATTGGTCAGGCTACTGGTGGTTTGGGGGCAGCAAACGGCAACTACATGGCGCAACAACAGCAATATCAGCAGGTGGTTGAGGCACAAAACCAAGCCAATATGGGGTCAACCAACTCCATGATTGGCGGGGCCGCTATGTTAGCTATGCTGCTGTAAGATATAAGGAGCAACAAATGCCACAAGTTTATAATATCCCAAACACACCAATTTACTCCCCTCTAGCCGGGTTGAGCGAGCTGTATGGTATGTATCTAAAAGATGCGCACCAGAAAGAGCAGGACGCCTATACCAAGGAAAAGGACAACCGAGAGTTCGGACTTAAAGACAAGGAGTTAGCCGACAGCGCACGTCGCACACAAAGCACCATTGACTACTATAATGGCGAACTGGCTCTGAAAGCGGACCCTAATTCACCGGGCAACAAAGCGGCCTGGATTAACGCAATGGCTAACCAGAAGGTAGCGGACGCGAACGGCTTGAAAGCGACCGCAGAGGCCAACAAACTCAATGGCGAGATGAAGTGGACGAACTCGGCATTATATAATCTAGGAGGAAACTGGCAGCCTGGAGCCCAGGCGCCGTTAGACCCAGAAGTCGCGTCATTATATCAGAATCTGGCGAAGCTACGTGCATACCTGGGGGGTCAATAACATGGAAGATCAATACGACGATCAGGCGCCAACACAGCCGTATTACCAACCGACAGGCGCAAACCTGTCACCACAACAGCGCATGGCGTTAGCACAGTTGGCGATAGTCAGTCCGACCAAGGCTGCGGCTTTACTGCGTATTTTCGGCAGTACGGCAACCGTCCCTAAGCCCCCCACGGTATATCAGCAGTCACAGATGGATAATACGCAGTATGGTAATCAGGTAAAGGTAGACGATAAATTAAAGAAAGGCATCGATTCGACATACGAAGCCTTACAGAAAACCGCTAACGCAATGTCGGCTGATGGCAAGCCTACCCAACAGTCTATCGCGGCTTCCAATGTGTTACGCGCATTGGATAGTCCTAACGGTCGGGCCATGCTTGCTACGGCACTAGCGAAAGGAGCCACCGTAGGCGAGGTCGTGCCACGTTTGATGACCGACGGAGCGATCCTTGCTAAGATGTACGACGAGAACAAGGGAGTGATAAGCGCAGGAAATGCGAACGTAAGAGACCCTAACGGCGCGCTACCGTTCACACAGGCCGTGCGTAATCAGGCCGTGCGTCTAGGCATGTCACCAGAGGACTTCGTTAGAAACGCTACTGAGCGAGATATATTTGGACCGGCACACGGTTCATGGATAAATGAGAACGACTCTATGTACGAGGCAGCTAAATATGCGGCGCGTCGTTCAGACTTCGAGGGCAATAGAAACACACCTTTTGTAGATGCGATTGATAAGGCGAACTTACAGCGGCAGATGCAGGCGGCCTATGGCCCACGGTCGTATGGTGAACAGACCGCACTAGCAATGGACGACTTGGGCGCTAATTTTAACAAGTATGCGAATGAGCTAGCACCTAGCGCAACTAGAGCGAAAGAACTCACAGAACCGCGGCCAGCCCACGCTTTTAAGGGCTATCTTCATAAATTTGGAGACCGTCCACCAAGCCGGCATAGTGAAGAGCAGCCCACACCTGCACTCCCTCAAGGGCTGCCAACACCCGCGTTCCCTCCTGACGACAAAGCACCCCTAGGACGCGACGAATTACATAGACCACTTCTTGTGGACGACACGGCACAGATCGTCCGTCGAGAACTTGCGGCCCGTCAAAAGCAGCCAACGGTAGACGACAACGTTATCGCATCTGAGGCCAGCCGTCTAGCGTTAGCACGCGGACAAGAGGCTAGAGACATCGCAGGATTATCGGTATTGAATAACCGAGAGGCGGCTGCTCGCTCGCAACTTAGCGCTCTTCGCGGGGACATCGATGCGGAGGTTTCTCGTTTACAAGGTCTTGGCAAACTAGGAGATTCCGAAGCCGCTGCTTACAGAGGACAGATGGCGCGGTTGAGAGATGACTTAATCACGTCGTATAATGCAGACATCGCCGCACAAGACGAACGAGATTTCGGTGCCTTCGGGGACATGGCGTGGATAGGAAGACGCGCACAAGGTGTTAAGAAATAGTGTTATAATAAGCCGCACTAATACAAGGAAAAGCGATAATGCAGAGATACCTACCTACCATACCACAGCCGTTCCAAGAAGCAAGTGTCAGACCGTCAGCGCAGGCCATCGACTTCAACAACCGTTATGGCAACACGGTAGGAGAAACACTTAACTACGGCGCGGCCGCTACAGCCGACAGTATGTTAAGCGGTTTAGGTATTATCGCCGACGCCGACGCGAGTCTAAACAATAGCCTACGTGACAATAGCGAGAAAATGGCCTCGTGGATCGAGCGAGGCAAAGGCTATGCGCCGCCGGCAGACGACACCGCTGGACAAGTTCTGGCCCAAGTACCGAACCTAGTAGGTAACATCGCTGCCGCAACGCCTTTCGGTCGTGCGGCCAAACTCGGCGTCACCGCGTTGGGTATGGCAGGACGCGGCGCTGCTGCCGGCGAGATGGCGGGGGTCGTCGCCGGCTCCTCCTTATACTCATATCCACAGCATGTGAGCGAAGGGTACCAGATGAACCGCGCCGCGGGCATGTCGCCTGACGAGGCTCGCGATAACGCATTGATAACAGCTACGGAGAACACCGCTCTTGATTCACTAACACCGTTGGCGCTTTTACATGGGAATCGTTTGGCGAGACTTGGCACCATCCCAGAGGAAGCAGCGAAGGAATGGGGGCAGACATTAAACAACCAACGCACGGCGTACGAAGGTGCGTGGGACAACCCAACCCTTACATACGACCGCGACCGCGCCGCCGAGATAGGTGCGCTAACCGCAGGCACCATTGCAGGACCTACTTTGTTGTCTGTGCCTCAAGGAGAGGCGCCGCAGCCAGAACAGGACAAGCCGGCGCTATTAGCATTACCAGCTCCGGACAAACGGTTAGGGCTACAAGCGCCAGAGGAGCGTCTACGCCTGACCGGGCCGGAGGAACTTTTAGGGCTAGGCGTGCCGCCACGCGACGTAGCACCGACAGAACAACACGTGCTCGATAACGCGGTACAGTCACTAGACGCATTCGTAGATTCGTTGCCAGTTAGCAAGTTGGCCAATAAGTTCGCTGAACACCGTCTAGCCAGCGATTTCGGTGTTACTCCAGACGTGGCAGCCTTAGCTCTAGCGCATGTAGCGCCAACGGAAGCAGACGCACCTACATGGTCTAACGACGCTATCAAGCGAGCGGCCCGTAGTATCGCTACAATGGTTGACCCATCATACAACACAGGCAAAACAATCGAGCCGGCGCCAGCGAGTACGCCTTTCTCTAGTGAAGGACAACGATCTGCTACTGACGCGGCAGAACGCACCCAGATCGCCTTGATGTTAGATCAAGATCGCCGGGATAAAGAGTTAGCGCACCAGATGGCAGCGCGCCGTGAGGTAGGCGAAACCTACAACGAATTGGATAGACAAGAAGCGGCAGCAGCCGATGCTAACATGGCAAGAGAGGCGCGTCTTAAAGAAGAAGCACTCCCAGGCCAGCACCGAGACATGTTCACTGGCGAGTATTCGTATAATGCCGACCCAGAGCAGGTACAGGAAGCTGCACCGACACCGATGCACCAGCGCGGCCAACCAGCGTTGTTTGGTCCAGACGGGCGTCCTACGCCAGCCGCAGATATTACCGACGGGCTGATAGTAAAGACAGACCCATCGCAGGTACGAGTAGTACCACAACGGAACAACACTAGACTACCTAGCGACGTGGTGCAGGAGATACAAGCACGCCGCGAGGCTATCGCACAGCAAGACGATAACGCCGTACTCATGGATATGAAACGTCAGGCTGCAAAGCAGACTATCCAGCAGGCGGCGGATAACAAAGCGAGATTCTTGGAGGGCAAGGCAGCCGTAGCCGCAACGCTCAAGCCTAGCACCTCAGCGGCTAAGATTGTCGCCGCAGCACCCACGCTCGAACACGCTGTTACTGAGTTGACTAAGAAACTGAAAGGTACGTCTAAAGTCTATGCGCAACAGGCATTGGACATTCTCACAGGCAGTAAGCCAACGCACGAAATAGCCCCTGTACAAGAAGCCGCTCCTGTACAAGAAGCCGCTCCTGTTCGAGACGTTGCTCCTATACGAGACGTCGCTCCTGTACAAGAAGCCGCTCCTCTACGAGACGCCGCTCCTCTACGAGACGCCGCTCCTCTACGAGACGTCGCTCCTCTACGAGACGCCGCTCCTCTACGAGACGTCGCTCCTCTACGAGAAGCCGCTCCTGTCCAAGAAGCCGCTCCTGTACAAGAAGCCGCTCCTGTTCGAGACGTTGCTCCTGTACAAGAAGCCGCTCCTATACGAGACGTCGCTCCTGTACAAGAAGCCGCTCCTGTACAAGAAGCCGTTCCTGTTCGAGACGTTGCTCCTCTACAAGACACAAACCGCGTTTTGACGCACGCCGAAGCACAAGCAGCGTACCAAGCACTCCTAGACAGTGACATATACAAAAAAGCGCCGCACATGTTTGAGAATGAAGAACGTGCAGCACGCCGCGCCATGATCGAGGCCGGGCAACGAGAAGGCAAGTTTAAGAAGCTAGGTAAGCCTTCGGCAGGCTATGATCTAAACGAGAAAACGGAGCGAGCACCGCGCGAACAGGAAGACAGCGGCCTACGCAACCCCACGTTTGACGAATTAAACCAGTATAGCGAGTCAGACACTAAAGGCGATCGCTACACCTCTAAAGAAGAAGTTGTAGCTGACCTAGTGAGTCGTTTTAAGAAACTACCTATTCAAGCCCTACTCTCTAGCGGCAAGCTGACTATCGAAGACGCGCCGCGCGACGGCGAACGCAGCAACGCAGCAGCGATCATTAGACCAGACGGCACGGTTACTTTGTATGCAAGCAATATGAATAAAGGCGAAGCAGCCGCTAAGTTATTGCACGAGATCGGGTCTCACTTCGGTCTAGAGGAAGTTTTGGGCAAACAGTTCGACGAGATATACAACACGGTAGAACGCCTAGCAGCTAATGGCGATGAGATAGCACAAGCTGCCATAGAACGCGCCACACAAGCGGAAGGCAAACCATCTAAGTCGGAATCGGTAGCCTACTTTATCGAGGGCATGGAGCAGGCAGGCGCTAGACCATCATTGCTTTCTGGCATCGTGGCCAAGGTCAAGGCATGGCTAAAGCAGAATGGTTTTGGATTCTTAGCCCCCAATTTCACCGCTAAGGATTTGGTCGCGCTAGCTAATGCGGCCATTAACAATGCACAGGTAGCGGGTACTGGCACGGCCAAATATTCTATGGCGAGCGACACAGTAAAAGCAGGCCTCGCTCTACGTAAGGCGTTCCTAGATGGTTCCAAAAAGATGCTGAAGTCTCCGGCCAAGGCGATAGTCGATGGCGTTGATACGATTGATGCTCTGGCCGGTTCAGGTACTGGTCTAGCCATCGCTGCTTGGTTTCGTTCACACACAGGCACTATCGGCTCGATTGCTGAAGCACAGCGTAAAGCAGGCAACGAGGCCTTGGCTAAAAGTATTGATAACATCCGCGATAAACTACTCAAGATGACTTCTACAGTGGATCAGAAGCAGAACGAGTATATGCACATGATATTGTCACCACTTACACACCTAAGCCTAAAGGACGCGAAATTGGTGTGGCACCACATTCTGTATGAAGTAGTAGATGGGTCTAAAGCTGACCGCCTAAAGGGTAGACCGGACCTACAAGCAGCGGCTAAAAAGATACGTAAAAGTCTGGCCGATTTCTATGACCGCGAACTCGAACCTACTTACGTCAAGGAACTGAATGCTGCTGCGATGGCGTACCACCTAGACGCCACCAAGCCGAACGAACGTGCGTATGCAAAAGCGATGACCATGTTCGAGCGCACACCGGGAACGGGTAACTACGTGATGGACACAACCAACGGCACGCTCCGTAAAGTAGCTTCTGGTGGCGACTACACGCTGGCACGTAAACGCGCCGTCTATGCTCCGCGTATTTGGAATTTCGAGTTTCTCCGCAAGAACAAAGGTAAGTTCATCGAAGACATGATGGAACGTCTAAAAGTAGACGAGCGCGATGCAGAACGTATCTACGACTCGATTATGGAGACACAAGACAAAGACGTGTACCAGCAGGGTTCTATTAGTGTGGGTCTCGGTAAGTCTGGCCACCAGAAACAACGTAATCTGGCGAACATGTCTAACCTGGTGTTCCGTGATTACATCATGGAAGACCCTGGTTCAGTGGTGCCGGTCTACTTAAAACGTACGATCATGCACACACAGTATGTGGATAAGTTTGGCCCTTATCAGCACAACCTGACCACTGGGCTACTTGAATTAAAAGAAGGTAGCGAGATTGCTACAGTAGCAAAAGAACTCGGCAAGAAAAGCCCGGAAGATATGGTACACTTCGTAGACGCCATCAACGGCTCTATGGGCCGCCTGCACTTAAAATCACGTTACGAGTGGTTCCGTCCGATTGGTGCAGTATTGCGCGCGTCAGCTACCATGCTTACTATGTCTACTATCATGCTCATGTCTTTCGGGGACATGGCTTGGCAAATAGCGGCCGGTAAGGATGCACGCGAACGCTCGGCCGGTTTCAAAGCGCTGGCATCTGAATTACGCAAGATCGCCAGCTTCGATGAAGTATCTAAGTTGAATAAACGCGAGAAGGAACTGCGTTATACACGGTTAGGTATGTACGTGGATTCGTTACACGACTTCGCTATTGATGCCATGTCTGATGTTAAGTCAATCTCTGGTATTGAGGGCAAGGCAAACGCGCTTATGTCACGTTTCATGCGTTCTACTGGTATTCATGCGTTCACCAACTTCAACCGCCGTGTGGCTCTCTCAGCAGCAGAGGCTATCCTCGACGAAGCCGCACAGTTCGTACATGACCCACAAGTCTCGGCTAAAGAGAAGGCCGCAGCACAGAAGCGCCTTGAACGCGCAGGTGTAACAGCAGAACAATGGTCACGTTGGAGAAAAGCTGGTCAGCCGTCTGAGCAGGACCTTATCGACGCAGGCGCCAGCCCGCAGGCAATCGCAGACGTCAAAGCTGGCACGGCGGCGATGAAGGCGTTTATGGACTCACGTGTAGCTCATGTAACGCAGATGGATAAAACACCGTGGGCGGATCATCCGATTGGCCGTTTGGCTTGGATGTTTAAGGGTTTCTTCTACGCGGTTGGTAACCACCTGTTCCAAGGTATTTGGGACAACGCTAAGGAGGGGAACGGCGGCGAAGCACTCAAGCAGACTATGTACTTTGTCGGCTTAGGTACAGCGGTTTCGTTACTAGGTCTGTATGCAGCCAGCCTTATCAAATACGCGCTGCCAGCGGCCGTTACAGGTAACCCACTACCACCGCAGGCGTTGATGGCCATGTCTCCACAAGATGCGGTACTTACAGCACTTGGCTACCAAGCCGGAGGTGCTTTCGGCGGCGAGGCGTACTCGAATATGCTTACTTCACCAGGGGGCCCGACGCAGATCGCCAACTGGATGCCATCTGTGTCTATCCTGGAGCGCGCGGCACAAAACCCGACAGGATATGTCGACAATGCGCTTGAAGCGGCAGCTCTTCTGTACGGCGCATCTGTGCTTGACAAGCGAGCAAAATCTGTGTATAAAGGAAGAAACTAGGAGAGCGCACAAGTGGCAACAGTAACCGTACAAAACCTTATCGACCAAGCTAGAACCATCCTACAAGATAAGGATGCTATTCGCTGGTCAGACACCGAGTTCTTAGGCTGGACTGCCAGCGCGTATCGTGAGATTGTGCGCCACCGTCCAGATGCCAACTCAGTAACAGCAAACATCTCAACAAACGCGGACTCCCGACAAACATTACCGGCAGACGGCGCATATCTAATCAGTGTTGTTCGTAACGAGAGCGGTAGCAAACGCGCTGTTCGCCCTGTCGAGCGTCACGTATTAGACAGCCAAAACCCAGACTGGCATACAGTCAACGCCACCACGTCAGATCAGGCAGCGAAGTATTACGTCTATGAAAAAGACTCGCCCAAGGTGTTTTACTTATACCCAGCGCCGCAGGCAGGAACAAGTATATCCATCCAGTATGCCCGTATCCCAACTGCACACACTAGCACTAGCGACTTGATTAGTTTAGATGACACTTACGCGGGTTTGATTGTTGACTATTTACTATACCGCGCATATAGCAAAGACGCTTCTGTAGGAGACGCTAACTTAGCACAAAACTACGGACAGATGTTCTACAACCAACTCGGCCTTGACGTAGCCTCGACTACTCGCGCAACCACAACCGCTTAATTAAGAGGATATTCTAATATGGCTTGGTACTCAACAGGTACGGTTAATGTCGTCAACGGCAGTACCACCGTAAATGCAACGGGCACGTCATTTATCGACAACGTGGACGCAGGCGAGGCGTTATTAGCACCGGACGGTAAGCTTTACGAGATTGCCGCGGTTACGAGCATGAACAGTCTAAGCCTTGCTTCGCCTTACCTAGGAGCTACAGCAAACAGCCAGTCTTACACGATTGTACCTGTTGCCGGCTATACCCGTAGTCTAGCGCGTAACACTGGTGAATTGGTGTCCAACTACAGTCTTGCGTACGCTAACCGTGTGATTTCAGTATCAGGACGCACTGGCGACGTCACTACAGCCCAGTTGTTGACCGACTTGAAAACGATTGATGGCTCTGGTTCTGGGCTAGATGCCGATTTATTGGACGGACACGACGTCACTTACTTTGCGCCGACTGCTTCGCCGGCATTAACTGGTACACCGACAGCACCGACCGCCGCTCCAGGTACGAATACTACTCAGTTGGCTACAACTGAATTTGTTACGGTAGCCGGTAACTCAAAAGCAAACAATTCAGATTTGTTGTTGGCTATCGGTAATATTAATGCACCGTTGTTTGACTTGCCCCTTAAAAATTCACTTGCTATGAAGTCCGGCGTTGGTAATGTAACGTTCACAAGAGCGTCTACTGCCACATATATAGATAGATATGGCATGTTACAGGTTGCTGGCGTAGATACTCCACGATTTGAAAAGCAAGGTTACTTGAATGAAGTTTCTAGTACAAATTTATTTACTAATTCCAATCAATTTGATAACTGGAATCTTCAAAATGGTACAGTTACCCAGAATGTCACAGGCCCTGATGGTGTAGCAAATTCTGCATTTCATTTTTATAAAACCACCACCGGTGCTGAGGAGAACGTATTCGTTAATCCATTTACATTAACGGCTGGTACAACTTATACGGCTTCTGTATATGCTAAGAAAGCAGAAGATTCTTTTATAAGAGTCTTATATCCAAGCTATTATTTTTCAGATGGTGCTAATAGAGACTTAAGATATAACTTCGATACAAAAACTTTTACTGACTCACATAATAACATACAGAGTAAAAGTGTAGTAGAGTTAGCTAATGGTTGGGTAAGAATTAGTATGACTTTTACAGTAACTACTACAGCAACTAGTTACGCTAACGTTATATATAGCTACTCTGCAACAGATGTTGCTGGAAATGGTGTATATATTTACGGGGCACAGCTAGAAGCATTACCTTTTGCTACATCATATATTCCTACTACTAGTAGTACAGCTACTAGAGCTGCTGACATATTGAATTTCACTAGAGCTGGTAATATTCCTAACATCGAAACGAACGGCGTTATTAGTGTTTTATGTGATGTTGATGTGTTAGGCGATACTGGATATAACCAATGGTTATGGGCACTATACCCCTCTGGCAGTGACCATATTGGTATGCTTGTTGTTTCTGGAATGTATTGTTATTCATCAGTAACTAGTACAACTGAGTCAAGTAGCATTTCGGGCGGGGCTGTATCGGCAAAAACACCGTATAGACTAGCGCAAGTAGTTAGTAACGCCGGACACTACACATATAAAAATGGTATTCAAACTGGTTTCAAAGCAGATACTGACGGCAGAATTACATCAACTTGTAACAGCAGTGTTTCTACCGTAAGAATAGGTTCATATGACCCAACAGACATTTACGGAACAACCATGTTCAACGGCCACATCTCGAACTTCCGTGTCTACGATAGAGCTTTGACAGCGTACGAGGTGTCACTTGCGTAAGCTACTAAACACTAAAACCTTGAGGGTTATTCAATGAACTATGTAATAACATACTGTAAAGATACCAAGGCTTTTATGGATGAACTTCCTGATAGTTATAAGGTTAAAGACACAGACGGTAATGTGGTCGGGTGGACTATTCAAACCACGCCGGTTATTAAGAATGAGAATGGCAGTCTAGCCATGTCTGTTCTTACGGACGATGAGCTAGCCTTTGTAGGTACATTAAAGTCGATGCGATCACTTGGTACATATGATGAGTTATTTGCGGATGAAGAAGCGCTTGCCTTGTATAAATCTGTGTATCCGTATGACGTTCCGGCGCGTTATGTCGATATGGACGGTACTACTAAAGAATACTTTAGACCACAAAGAATAGGAGAATTTGCGCTATGATTGTGTATTCACTTGACCAAATTAATTCCGTGAAAGCGAATGTAGGTTCTCCTGCATTGGCCCCTGGTTAATTAATGTTTAAGACCAAGGAGCAATTATTATGTCTATTAAAACAACCTATGACCTATACAATGTACAAGTTCCTGATGCAATCATCCGTATTGACCGCTTATGGGGTGCATCAAAAGAAGGCTGGACTGCTTTAGTCGGTGTATACACGACTGAAACTACCCCCGCTGTAGCAGCGATTGGCGAAGAGGGCAAAGAAGGCTATGTGCCCGCAGTTCCAGAAACAACTCGTAAAAATAAAATTACTGAGTTTAACCATTCAGTAGAATACAACGCTGCTGAACGTGGTTATGTAACTATGTATAAGTCTTTACAAGGCAAGTTTGGTGGGGTTGAGATATGATGCTTCCCCACTTAACTATTTACACTGACAATCTACCACCAAACGTAAACGGCCGTACTAATGCGTTTGTAGTGCGTATTAGACCAGAACTAAGGGACGATGTTGGCGTTCATAACCATGAGTACACACATGTTAAGCAGTGGTATAAGGTATTAGCCATTTGGCTGTCGTTTTCCGCGCTATTAGTTGCCGGAACTTACGATAGTATTGGTTATTCCCTAGCGCCAGTAGCTGTCGCCGGGATAGGGGTACACGGTTTACTCTATCTATTCGTACGTAGCTACCGGTTAGAAGCCGAGGCACAAGCGTACGCTGCGCAGGTTGAAGCTGGCGCTAATTTAGATGATATGGCGGATGACCTAGCGGACGAATCTTACAAGCTAGATATTACCAAAGAGCAGGCAAAAACCGAGATTCAGCGGTGGATTACACGCGGCTTAGGGAATAATTATGACTGAGTCTGAATTTTATGCGGCTTTTAAGACTTTCTTTCCCGTATACCCGATCGATAGGACCGGATATTTTTCTAGTTCTTCGGTAATTCCGTCTACAATGCTGCATCCTATTCCGGCCAAAGACCCGCTTCTTACGGATGACATTTCTGTTTTAATCAATAGAAGAGCTAATGAGTTAAAAGATAGTTTAGCCGGAAAAACCATTTATTTAATGTGGTCTGGTGGTATTGATAGCACTACTGCCTTTTATGCCTTAGTTGCTGCTAACATTGAGTTTACAGTTCTTATGTCTGATTCTTCTTACAGAGAGTATCCTGCATTAGCTGCTAAAATCACAACTAACTCTGTTCCTGGTGTTAGTTGGTCTGATATATTCACTACAATACCAACAATTGATTTTGCTAATTCTGTAATTGTTACAGGCGAAGGTGGCGATCAGTGCTTTGGCTCCCATATGTTTTCAAAAATGTCTTATGAAACACGTGTCTCTCCATATAAAGATTATATCCCGGCGGGTTTTTTGGTTTACACTGACCCGATTGTTTCACAAGTAGTTGATAACCTAGAAACTTGCACGGCTGGTCAGTATGTTTGGGCAATAAACTTTACCTTAAAATATGCTAAAGCATTGTCAAGAATAAAGAATCACTTTGGTGGATTAGAGACGGCGTCATATGAGCATTTTTATGATACTGATTACTTCCAACAATGGGCAATGAATAATTCATTAGCCAATTCTAGTTTTCTCGATTACAATCAGTATAAACAACCGCTAAAAGATTACATATTTGCTGCTAATGGTGACGACGCTTATAGAACCAACAAGACAAAAGTACCTTCCTTGAGGCCTAGAAGATCGGGCAATGACTTGATTATAAGATCGAGAGCTCTACAGGAACTTGTAGCTAAAAATTCAAGTAAAGAAGCTAATTGATGGTAAACTATAATATATTCGAAATTAAATCCGCTAGGAGGGTGCAGTGGACCAGGTCGAAGTTGATTTGAAGTTATTAAGCTCCGACATGTTTAGGCTTACGAAGCAAGTAGAAAAACTTGTCGAAGAGATGAGAGCCAACAATGAAAGCTCCCATCAAAGCGAGCTAAGACAAGAAAAGATACTGAACAAACTCGATAGAATGATGGAAGAGATCGAGCGTGCCCATAAGCGCATAGACTCGCTGGACACAAAGTCTAGCGACTTCTCGACGTTTAAGACTAAGGTTATTACATACGGAACGATAGGCTCTGTTATTTTGGCTTTTATATCTCAATTCATTGTAAAGCACTTTGGCTAAAAAGGAGAACGTATGAAATTTGATGCCCGTTATTTGTGGTTACTCGTAGTACCCGCGGTAATACTAGGTTTAATTAAACTAGATTTATTGATTGAGTATGTAAGCGTTTTGTCTATTGTGCTCTTAATTGCCGGATTTACGCACATCATTAGAAAAATATTAATGCCGTACGTGGATATGGGAAAGCTGATCGACGATGGTGCGGATAAGGGACTTGTTTTCCTTGGCATGTCGATCATGATTAGTGCGTTTGCACTCGTCTTAGCGGCGCTAATCCATGTCGGTCATTGACTTAGCAATGCCACTGCTACCTGTTCTTAGACAAGAGCAGGTAGCGTATTGGAAAGACCACCCCAACCCTACGCTACTTGCTGGGCAAGTAGAACAAGAGAGTGGGTGGAAGGTAAACGCCACACTAAAAACAGATAGAGAGTTCGGCGCTGGTTTGGCACAGTTCACAAAGACGGCTGCATTCGATGCCATAGAAGAACTTAAAAAGAACCATCCAAACGTATTCGGTGATTGGTCTTTTAAGAACCCATACACCCCACGTTATCAGCTACGAGGGTTAGTTGTTTATATGCACGACCTAAGCAGCGAGATTAGGGGCGCATCAACCCCGGATGATAATTATCGAATGACGCTATCCGCCTATAACGGCGGCATTGGTGGCTTGCGTAAAGAACGATTAAAGTGTAGCATTATACCTAACTGTAACCCAAATGTGTGGTACAGCAATGTCGAGTTAAGCAGCATTAAAAGCCACAAAGCATTCAAAGGGTACGGCCAAAGCCCATATGATATTAACCGTGGTTATATTAAGCTGGTATACGAACGTGCTAAGAAATACGAAGGACTGTATTGATGTGGATTTATTCAACTGTTGCAGCAATGGCTATCGGTTTCTTTGCTGGTTGGTATATAAACGGGCTAAGGCTTAACGCCGAGATTGATTCGTTACATGCCGTATGGAATGAGGCGTATAGCAACCAAGCTAAAATTACCATAGCCAAAGAACATAATATTGACCAATTGAACGCACAGATAGAGGGAAACAATGCAGTACAAGCAAAAGCAATTAATGACGCACATGCCGAAAATATTAGGCTTGCTGCTGACGTTGAGCGGTTGCAGCAGTCCACCAGTGCCCGTAGTAGCGCCGTGCCCAAAACCGGTTCTACCTGCAAGTGTGCAAGCCCAACCGCCACAACCGAACTTTCAGGAGAGAGTATCAACCTTCTTGTCAACATGGCGAGAGAAGCTGACGACGCAGCAAGATACGCCAACGCCTGTCACGAATGGGCGATAGGCGTTACCCAAGAACTAGATAAACAACGGTAAATACAATGATTATATCCAGTTTCTTAGGTGAGATGCCTGGGCAAGGCGACCTGGGTAAACCTATAAATGCGGCCGATGTTGCGTCTAATCTATTGCTAGACGAAGGCCTAGTGCCTAAGTCGTTTATTGTCACGCAAGTGTCCCAAGTCACCGCGGACGACAAGTCAGTAGTCCGTATTGATGGCCAGACCTACACGTTACCCGCCGGATTTGTTGCCCGCTCGCCTTTGGCTAATGACACCAACGGCCGCATATATTACACATACGATGCCCCAGTAGACGGGCAGACGGCCTACGTTGTCTATTCTAGGGGCACTGACGGGCGCTTGTTGGGCGCTAACTCGGTTGTGCGTAAATTAGGCGTGCCGATACCATCTGCTGCCGACATCACCATTAACGGCGTCGCTGCTGGTCCTAGTTTTGGTGGTGGGCAGGTTGTCCCCCTTGACGCCACTACTACCACTACCCCACAGGCCACTATTGCCCCGCCAACCGGGGAGGCCCCAGTAGCCACTTATTATGCAATTACACTAACTAACGAGTGGGGAGAGGAGGGTGCGTTATCTAGTGCGTCACAGCAAGCAGTAATATACTCCAACACTACAGTGGCTATTGAGCGCCCTACTGAGGCATTAGGCGCCGATATTGCCAAGTGGAACATCTACATGGCTAACAACGGACAATGGCAATTCCTACAGGAAGTCGACAAGGCAACGCCTAACGTAACCCTGGTGGGAGATGCAGCTAAGTACCCAGCACTTGGCGAGGTATGCCCCTCTCTCGATTGGCTGCCTCCGCCAGTAGATATTAAGGGTTTGGTCGCCATGTCGGGGGGCTTTATGGCCGCTTACTCAGGGCGCCACTTGGTATGCAGTGAGCCATATTTGCCGCACGCCTGGCCGTCTGCCTATAGCTACCCCGTACAGTACGACATTCTCGGCATTGTTCCTGTATCAGGCGGAGCAATTATTGTTACTAACGGCCGGCAGTATGCCGCTTTAGGAGCAACGCCTTCAGCGCTACAGTTGCAGCAGTTAGAAATGGACGCAGGTTGCGTTAGCCGTGATTCGATTATTGATATGGGGGAGTACGCTGTCTACGCGTCAACAATAGGCTTAGTAAAAATGAGCCTGCAAAGCGTCGAGCTGATTAGTCAGGCAGCGTTCTCCCGCCACGCTTGGCAGTCAGTCAACCCGTCTAGCATTAAGGCAATGCGCATCAAACACTACTATGTGTTTCAGTCCAGCAATACACCCGTGTATGTGCTCGACACCAATACTGGTGTGTTTACCCGCACCGACAAGTTGAACCTAACGCAGTTCTATCGCGGTTTTTACGACCCTACAGACGACCTAACCTACGCCATTAAGCTAGACGGAACGGCAACACTGAACTCAATCGGTATTGATTTTACTCCAGGCAGTGTGTGGGAGTCGCGGATACTGCACAGCAACAACGGCATTGCCCCATCTTGGGGACAGATTGACGCCGACTCCTACCCAGTGACGCTTGAGTTTGGTACGTCAGAGACCGGGACGACGTTCACTTACAGAACATACACGGTTAACAACAGGAAGCCGTTCAGATTGGCCGCTGGGCGCGAGGTTTTTGCTAAGTTCCGCCTGTCTAACTTCGGAGGACAGATTTACCGCGTCGTGTTAACCAATGACAGGAAGGAATTTGTATGACTGTCGCCCCGGCCACATCCAAACCCGGCATGAAGCGTAATGTCGCTGCATTGCCAATCCTACCCAATGACGCGAACATTAACCCACAGCTTTTAGCTCGACTACAGGCCACGGTTGAACGCCTCGCTACGCTCGATGGCCAACGCGGGGACCCACTAGACGCGGCTTTAACCCGTAGGGATTTGGTAGACGCCGGCGTGATAAAAATAGGCAGAGGCGGCGATAACATAGAACCCGGCGACGGAGGTTATGACGGCGGTTGGAAAGACATACCGCACCTAGATTCGATGCCTACACCTGCGCCACCGACATTCAAAACAGGTATCGGCGTTAATTTCCTATTCTGGCAGCTCCCCAATGCTAGGGGCGTAGGAGCTACTCAGATTTTCAGACGCACAACTGACGTAGATGGGCTTATTATTGCGTCCCCTGTTGGTTCTATGTATGCTGACTTGCCCGTAGATTATGGCGTTACCTACTACTATAAGATTCGTTTTGTTAGTGAGAAGGGCATTGCTGGTGACTGGTCAGAAGAAGTTAAAGTGCTATCTGAACAAGACCCTAGCTATGCTATAAAGATGATGCAGGGTAAAGTAGACTCGTCTTTGCTGGCACAGGGTCTGCGCGAGCGCGTTGATGTTGGTGGTATCATTGATAAGGCTATTGCCGAGGTTAGCAACACCCTAAACACCGAGTCGGTGGATATACGCGCCACAATCGCACAAGTTAATACTGATGTGCGTGGGGTGATTTCCAGTGTAGAGTCCAACCTTCAGGCGTCGGTTGATACCATTCGCGCAGAGAAAGATACATTTGTCGCCCAATCAATCAAAGAAGCGGAGTCAGCAGCACAAACAGCACTACAAGCTATTGACGAGATAGCGCGTGTGCGTACTGAAATGCGCGATGCAGGTATTCAGATAGACCCTGCTAGCGGTACAGCACGCATCTTTGCTATTGATGATACAGCAAACAAAACCTCTGAATTAGCAGTAGAGCTAGATGCGGTAAAAAGTACGCTAACCCAGAAAGTAACCTACACCGATGTAGTGCAAGCCATCAGCAATGCAAAATTAGACCCAACGCAACTGCCAGAAATTGGGGATATTCGCGGGCGTGTTACCACACTAGAATCAGAAATGGACGGTGTTCAGGGCGCTATTACCAGCAAAGCCTCGACAACGGACCTCAACGCCACAAACATTCGTGTAACCATAGCAGAAAACAACATTAACTCGTTAGAAGGGCAGATTAGCAGTAAAGTCGGCACAACCGACTTCACCAACCTCAGCGTCCGGGTTAGCACGGCGGAAAGCGCCCTATCGTCGTTTAATGGCGCCGAGATTGCTAATGTTGTTGGAGACCTTCGCATGGCAAAACGCGGCGATGAGGGTGACGCGGAAGCTGTTTTGAACAGCCTATTAACTGGCGATAGCGCGATACGCGAGAATGCTACACTGGCGCAAGAACTGGCTTTCGCTAAAGAAACCCTTAGCGCCAAGATTGATGAGGGTATAAGCGCAGAGGCGCAGAGCCGTCTACTGCTTGCTACACAAATAGGCAAAGTGTCGGCTGATTTGGCGAATAGCTACTACACAAAATCTACTGTAGACGAGGCGATTACCGAGGCCAAAACGTCGGCTATCTCCCAAGCTAATAGCAACACAGCAGCGTCACTCTCCAATTACTACACCAAGGCAGGTACGGACGAGGCGATTACTGAGAGAACAAATGAGGCACTTTCTAAGGTAGTTGTCACCGATGCTGCTGGCAACGTATTGGACTTGAATGCAGTAGTCGCTGATAAGGTATCGGCTCGTGCCAATGCGGCCGCCAAGACAGTCGAGACTAACCTAGAGCGGCGTATGATTTCCGCCAGTACGGCTGATTCCGATGCGGAGACAGCATTGCTAAACGCGCTGGGGACTGAAAACGCGGTACAGGGTGTGGCTAGATTGTCTGGCGATTTTGCGTACTACAAAGATACCGTTAATACAAAGCTTATCGAAGGTGAGCTTGCTCTGGTGGAAGCGACCACAGCGCTTACAAGCAAGATAAACGACAACGCCGCCGTTCTTAGGAACAATTACTACACCAAAGCGAGCACTGATGAAGCTATCGCCGAAGCATCAAGAGCGTTAGGGGCTACCGTAGCAGCCAATCAGGCAACATTGATCGCTAACTATTACACCAAAGCAAGCACGGACGAGGCAATAACGGAAGCGAAGAACGCCGCCGTCTCTCAAGCCAACGGCAATACGGCCGCAATGTTGACAGACTACTACACCAAAGCAAGCACGGACGAGGCAATAACGGAAGCGAAGAACGCCGCCGTCTCTCAAGCCAACGGCAATACGGCCGCAATGTTGACAGACTACTACACCAAGGCAAGCACGGACGAGGCAATAACGGAAGCGA